GTGTTTGCTGGTCCTACTACTGGTGCGGCTGCTGCTCCTTCTTTCCGTGCTCTTGTTACTAGTGACATTCCTGCTCTGCCCTATGCTCCGCAAACTAGTGGTACATCTATTTTGTATGGCAATGGTAGTGGTGGTTTTAGCAATGTAACTATTGGCTCTGGCATTACGTTTGCTGCTGGTACTTTAAGTGCTACAGGTTCAGGTGGTACTGTTACGTCTGTAACTGGTACAGCACCCATTGCTTCTAGCGGAGGAACAACACCTGCTATCAGTATCTCTCAGGCTAGTACTTCTACTAATGGTTATTTATCCAGTACTGATTGGAACACGTTTAATAATAAACAATCTGTTGCTGCTCCAGTTACTTACACTGCTAACTTTAGCGTTGCTGCAACAGACATTTGGGTTATTAATAACAAATCTGGTTCTAGTTGTACAGCCACACTGCCTACAGCATCTAGTTACACAGGCCGTGTTCTTAGGTTCCAAAACTACCAGGCTCAAACACTAGTGTCAGCTTCTAGTAATGTGGTTCCTCTTGTTGGTGGTGCTGCTGGTACAGCTATTCTTGCTGCTGTAGCTGGTGATACTTGTACACTTGTATCTGACGGAACTAATTGGATAATGACTCAGTATGTTCCTAATAACGTTTTGTTGTTAGAGTGATGAGGTGGGTTTGGCTACTGCTCATATTCTTGGTGTTTTGGGCTGGAGCTAAGACCCCTTGTTCACTTTCAGATTTTTATGGGTTGTCAATGACATTGCACAATCCTTCAGAGAGACACCAAAGATTATCGCAATGGCTCATAACTAACGGAGATAACTGTAGTTCAGAAGACTTGGTAATCATTTGGAACAACCTTGCTCTATGGGCAGGAGTTGCAGATAGCGCAGAGTTAAGAGGCAAGGTTCTTTATTACTACGCAAGGGCTATGGAAAGGGAAAAGAAATGATTACCCTAGACAAATGGTATCCGTTAGTACAACCAACTCACACCGCTACTCAAATGGCATTTGATAAAGCAGTAGAAAAAGTACAAGAAGAATACCGACAAGCAGTTGAAGCCAATAAGCTTGAACTTAAAACCATCGAATTAGAAGTTGAGTTGTACGATAAACGAGCTAGACAAAACACAATCGAGTTGGGATCGTTTGAAAACAGAAGACGTTTCCAAATATTTGTATGAAGGATCAACATGGAACCGACACAAAATATGCGAGACAAACTAACCTTTTGGGTAACGTTTATGATAAGCGTGACCCTGTGCTTCTCTGTTTTAGCCATGGTCGTAGCCTTTCTATTGGGGCTGTGGGCAAAGGAAGTGGACAACGGGGAAATTTTCAAGATGATTTCACCCGCGTTTTCTACTCTTATAGGCGGTATGATTGGATTCCTGAGTGGTATCAAACTCAACCAAGTAGAGGATGAAAAGAAATGATTGGACTAGATGCACTTCTTAATGTTGGTGGCAAGCTCATTGACAAACTAATTCCTGATCCTGAAGCTAAAGCCAAGGCTCAGTTAGAGCTACAAAAGATGGCTCAAGATGGTGAGTTAGCTAAGATGGCTAATGAAACCAAGATGTATGAGGTTGAGCAGAACAATCTTACAGAACGTGTCAAAGCTGATATGGCTTCTGACTCTTGGTTGTCTAAGAACATACGTCCATTTACCTTGATCTTCTTGTTGATTGCTTACTCTGGCTTTGCCATTGCATCAATCTTTGAGTATGAGACTCGTGGTGCATACGTTGAGCTATTAGGTCAATGGGGTATGCTGGTTATGTCGTTTTACTTTGGTGGACGTACAATGGAAAAGATTGCAGACAAGGTTAAAAAATGAACTTAACAGAACACTTTACTCTTGAAGAGTTAACACACACCGACCATCGTGAGTTTGATAACACACCTAATGAGGCTGAACTTGAGAACCTTAAAAGACTTGCAGCATTCCTCGAAGAAGTCAAATCTGCATTGGGAGGAAGACCTGTTATGGTTAACTCGGCTTTTAGAAGCAAGCAAGTCAATGATGCGGTTGGTAGCCGTGACTCTAGCCAGCATCGCACTGGTTGTGCTGTGGACATCCGAGTACCTCAACTAACTCCTGATGAAGTAGTTAAGACCATCATTGCTTCAGGTCTGCCATACGATCAAGTAATCCGTGAGTTTGATAGATGGACACATGTGAGTATTCCTAATACTCCTGATGCTAAACCTAGAAAACAAGCACTGATTATTGATAAACAAGGTACTCGTTTGTACGCTTAATTAGTTTTTCTGTATTGTTTAAGTTGCCCGCCAGTTGCTCTTAGTATCCAACAACCCTGGCATATCCATCTTGGTCCCATATCTATTCCCCCTTCTGGGGGTTTAGTTTCATTGCATTTGCTGCAAAGTTTTAGTTTGTGGACTGGTTGTACTTTGTGGCTTATTGTTAAGGTGTGCATGTTTTCTTTTTCTTGGGGCTAGGAATGTTATCAGGAACATTTACACACATCCACACTGATGCAAACTGTCCTCGTGGTGCTGGCTGCCAGCGGTCTATGTAAACACCCCAGACATTGGGCATAGTTTTTTGTAAGCTTTTGTCTGGTGCTTGCAGTAATCGTTCTAGTTGTTTAATTGTTAGCCCATCTTCTGAAGCTAACAACAACTCCCTGATCTTTGCGTGTCTAGATAGTCTCACTGTATCTCCTTAATAAAAGTTCCTTCAGGCGTTAGATAACCTTTGCGGTCCTTTATTTCTTCGTAGGCATCCTTGAGACAGTCAGTCAAGTTGATGTCCAGTATGGCACATACCATAAGCAGAGTCACAACAACATCGCCAATTGCGTCTTTAGTGTCAGCAAGGTTTTTCCTGTTAAGAGCATCCAACAGTTCTGTTGTTTCTTCTAGTGTCTTGATAGCTTGAGAGATAGCCGTGCCATTCTGCACAATACCTCTAGCCTCACCCCACCTAACAACTTCCATCTCGTAATAACTATAACTCATTGCTTCATACCCCTTACATAACAAGCAAAACTAGCTGCCGTATCTCCAAGACTTTTCATCTTGTCAAACTCTTTAGCAACTTCTTCTAATACTGTATTACGTTGTGATGGCGACACAAAGATATCAAAGTGATATGGTTGCCCCATGTCTTTGAGTATTTGTTTGCCAAGATTGCTGTTCTTTTCTACCTCGTTAAAAGCTTCTTCTTCCTCACTTGTCCATGCTTTATCAGTCATGTTGTTTTCTCCTTTATATCGTAAAACCAATCATCTCCTGCTGACCACTTACGTGTGCCATCAACTGACCACAATCTTTTTGCAGCTTGGAAGTCTGGGTACTTTGTTTCTGCAGGCACAAGGCTCTGGTCATACCATAAACACCTGTTGTTAGGCTGTGTTGCAAACTGCCCATTGTCTAGTGCTATGAAGTTAAAGCTCTTGTGTTCTTCAGACTGCTCTGTAAACCCTGTGTTTACATCCATGCCATCGGCACAGAAGTCTACAGTAAACAGATACCTACCAAAGTGCCACTCTTTATCTTTGCCAAGAAATTTAACACCCAGGTTACGCAGACCTATCTTCTCAACAATTGTGAACTGATAACCCATGCAATCCCATAGCTGCAAGATATCAATAGGTAAGTTACCAGTAACATCTGTGTGCCAAACATAGGCATGGATCGGCAACTTGTCATACAAAGCACCATACGCAGGAAGCAATGATTCAATACGAAACACTTGACCACGTAAAGCTTTGAGACTAACCCACACTGCAGGTTCTAGTTCTCCGTGTCCTTTCTGATCGTTGTATAGAAACTCTTTCTTAACAAAACATTTGATGGGAGGTAGCGATGCTACGATATAACTCATGCTTTTTCCTGTAAAGATATTGGGATGTAGATGCAAGCCTTGTCTTTGCTGTTCTTAACATTGACATACATTTGAGTTTGCACCAACTTTCTTTTGCAGTTAGCGCATTTCTCATCTGGCTTAGAGGGGGAACATCTAAGTTGATCGGGGTTTATCACAGTTCTATTCTTTCTTTACTTATGGTATATGCCTCATAATGTATTCAGTCCAATGCCTGGTGTCTGAGAACACACACGCATCTAGCCCGTTCTTAGCTGCCCAATCTAAGTAAGTAGTCTTGCTCTTCTTAGACAACCCTTGGTTGCGCTGCAACACGTAGAGGATGCTGATGTGTGGGTGTTGTTGTTTGATAAGCACAGCCTTCTTTCTGTCTGCTCCTGTCCATAGACCTTTAGTCTCTATGTAAATGTTCTCAGTAACAGTGAAGTCAGGTGTGTATGTGTGATTGCTTGCAGGTATAACGTACTTGATCTTGTCCATCTCATACGGAAGTTTCCAACCATGAGACTCACAAGCAGCCTGGAACTTAGTCTCCAAGCCGCTACGATAACCGGCAGGATTGTGTCGCTTAGGTCTTGGCATTACGAGCAGCTCTCACTTGCATAAAGGCTTCTGCCCAATTGAAAGCAGACTCAACTACTTTTGTAGCAGTAGTTTCTTTTTCACCAATCATCTTTAGCACAGCATCTTTACCTGCCAGCTCTGTAAGTATTGCTATAGCCACATACTCTTTCATAGTCATGTGCTGCATGTTGATGTCTTGTGTCATTCTGCTTTCTCCTCTACTTTAACTATTAACATTTTTCCATCTAAAGAACCAAACTTATCTTCTAAAGCTTTACGATAAGCAGTGATTGCTTCAAAAGCATCTGAAGCAAAAACTATTTTTCGCATATACCCAAAGTTTTCCATCCAATATAGGATTTCATAATTGGTACTAGCTGGTTTCATTGTTGTTCCTGTTGTTGTGTTGCTTCCTCGCCTTGGGGCGAGTCAGTTGTTGTGGTGTTGCCACCTTCGGTGGTTGCCAACTGTCGTTGGGCTTTTGCCAGATGTAAAGCAGTTGTAAGTTAAGGTGGTAACGTTCATCATCGTTATAGAGTTCACGGCACTTCTCGTACCACTCTTCTTCAGTGTGAAGGTCTGCTAAAGCCTTCTCTGCCTTTACTGGTCCAATGCCAGTTACCCCGATAATGTTGTCGCTCTTGTCACCTATAAGGCTCTGAAGATACAGAAACTTCTTTCCGTTTTCAGGAGTAACTACACTGTGCAGCTTCTTAACAAAGTTGTAATGCCTACCTGGAATCTGTAATAAATCTTTGTCTATGCTACAGATAATGGTGTTCATTGTTTCTTTGTCTTGGTCCACACCCATTTCATCATCAGCTTCCCATCCGTTACAGACGATTGCTTTGTGTTGTGTTACTAGGAACTCTCTCACAGCTTGCCAGTGTTCTGGCTTCTCATCTGGTCTGTGTGCTTTGTAGGTAGGCGTTAGCTCTCTACGAAAGTTGTTGGACCCAGTTAAATACACTTGGTAATCTGTAGCTCCAGTCTCTTCTAGTATGTCTTGGATCATCTTGTCAGCTCTTGCCAGAGCTACCCAAGTCTCTTCACCAATAGCACTACAAGCACCTCTGAATACTACGATGTCACCATCTATCAATGCTCTCATAAACTATCTCCTGTGTTGTTGTCAAAAAAAGTAAGGGCCACGATTTGGGTTTCAATAAATCACGATAGAAAACCAGAAAAAACTGTGAGTCACCATCCTCGAACGCTGGCTTAACAGCCCTTACAAAACCCTCTTAGGCAACTACACCAGGGGATTCGTACTATCTTCCTCAATAGCTTCCATCATGTCAATGTCACCTGCAGTGTAAGCCTCAAACTTACGAGCAAGCTTAATAACAAAGTCAAGATTCTCAGGTTCCAACTCAAATGGTTTACCACCACGAGCTGCAATGTAAATGTCTGTAGCCCGTGCTAATGCGTTCTGACGAACGATAGCTCTATCACCATGCAGTGCGGGGATAGGAAACACTTTGTCTTTGTAACCACCAAATGCTTTAGCTTGCGGAGCTGCTGCAGTAGCTGCTGGTGTGCTACTAGTAACAGCAGGAGCACCTGTACCTCTACGCAAAACAATAACTGCTTTTGTCTCTACGCCATAAGTACCTGTGTTGCCATCGAACTCTACTTCGTCACCAACGTTTGCGTTGTGATTCTTAAATCCGCACTTGACCCAACCACCATTAACTTTGATTGAGTAGGTAGGTTTAGTACCGAACTTAGTTGTCACATCTTTTGTAGAAACTGCTTCTACGATACCTGTCTGCATTGTCATACGATTTCTTTCATATCAAACCAATTAATACCAACTGATGCTCCTGCATTGAGCTTGAGAGCCAGTGGCTTCTTAAATATATCTTCAAAATAACTGTGTGTGAGTCTTAGTACTTCTGTGATCTCCTTTATAAATGGTGTTACGGAATCTAACTCTACATCAAACATCAGAGAATCGTGAATGGTATTAACCATCTTGACATCATCTCTGTTCTTCAACTGCCTGAAGATAATGCCCAACATCATTGGAACAATATCACCAGTAGCCAAACCTTGTATAGGATAATTCTTCAATTCAGTGGGACTGAAATTGTAAGTCCTTGAAGACCATGAACTATCGCTATAGTATTCTTTAAAGCAAAATCTACGCCCAGTCTCTGTGTGATAAATGTACGTCTTGACCTTCTCTCTAAAGCCATCATCGTCTAGTTCGTACACAGAGTTGCCCTCAACTTCTTCTGCAAAGTTCTTGTGCCAATCTGCTACACCTGAGTAACGAGTGTAGAACACATCAACAAACTTCTTAGCTTCATCAATGCTGCAGCCTGCTTGTTTACTGATAGCTTTAGCACCAGCACCATAGATTAATTGGA